CTCGGTGGTCGCCGTTTCAGTAAAACAAATACAAAGTCTCCCGGCTCATCTTACTTCAAGGTGTGCCAGGGACTGTTCGGTACCTGAAAGCATCATACGTTTTGTTGATGCAATCGAGTGCCGGAATGAGAATCCCAGCCTCTTGGTCACTTGGGACCAATGTCTCTCGGACTCGGTCCGGGTTGCCGCGACTAATCGCTGCGCATCACCGGAGCAATATCCGAGGTGGCTGCAAAAGGACTCTCAAACTCTGGGTTTCTCTTTTCGCTCTTTACAGAGTGTTGGAGTACCCGGGGAAAGTGAGTCTTAAAACAGTCTACTCGGCTGGGCCTGACATTTCAGCAATCTCCCTTCGGATTGGAACCTTTATTTGGACTTTCCTTTGGAATAGTCCTTTTTGGGCTTCCCACTCCGATGGGCTGCTGAAACTACGGTCCACGTTTGCCCGGAATGCTCGGCAATTGGAAACTGCTCCCACGGATTTCGCCGCAGAGCCTTTCCCTATTGCTAAGGCCACGCCTATCCGGCTGAAAAGAGGGATGCTGGAGGGAGAGAAGAGTGCAAAACTCTACAACTCGACCTCTATGCCATCTCTCCAATTAGCTGTACAGGTGTGGAAAGCACTTCCTGAGATGTCATCGGCGCTGAATTCCATGATTTCCCTAACGGGAAGTCTAAAACTCAGTGCCTTCCTTGACTTCGTTTCACTCTCGGTGACGGGTGTGACTTTCACTGGTGGGATTTCTGTTCCCACTAATGATGACTACACTTATCTCGAGGATGCCGCGAAGGGTATCAAGGGTGACTTCACAGGATATGCTTCTGAGGATTGGGAGGAACACATGTCCTTCCTTGGTAAGCTCGCCATTAAAAGTGAGCCTGCCGGGAAGGAACGAGTCTTCGCAGTAGTTGATGCCATTACGCAGTGGTTGTTAAAACCACTTCATAGTAGCATTTTCTCCATGCTTAGATGTATCCCTCAAGACGGGACTTTCGATCAGCTGAAACCAATCCGGTTGTTACTGGATCGGCACGCAGGATCAAAAGTCTACGTCGCCTCCTTAGATCTATCCGCAGCTACCGATCGTCTCCCTGTTTCTCTTCAGGAAACACTCCTGGCCCATTTATTTGGGTCAAGATATGCTTCTCTCTGGAGAACACTTCTGGTCTCCCGGGATTATGCCATTCCAGGTCTAAAACCTGGACGGTTTATCCCATCGGAGGTCCCAGAAGGGGATACGATCAAGTACGCTGTGGGTCAACCTATGGGGGCCCTCAGTTCCTGGGCAATGCTGGCTCTAACGCATCATCTGTTGGTGCAGTACTCGTGGTACTTGGTGTGCCGAGAGAGGGGTTTTCCCTTCTC